TCAAGCGCAAATACACGCGCAAGGCTGTAACCGAGGAAATCTGATATGGCAACTTACACGGCGAATGACCAGATCAACAGGGCGCTCCGATTGCTTGGCATTCTTGCCGAAGGTGAAACGCCGTCCGCTGCCATGTCGCAAGATGCGCTGATAGCGTTAAACCAAATGATCGACTCGTGGTCTATTGAGCGTTTGGCCGTGTTTTGCACCCAAGATCAAGTATTTACATGGCCTGCCGGTGAGTACATCCGCACACTTGGCCCCTCTGGTAACTTTATTGGCCTGCGTCCTGTAATGCTGGATGACGCTACTTACTTCCGTGATCCGGGCACAAACGTGTCCTTTGGCATCAAGTTCATTAACCAGCAGCAGTACAACGGCATTGCCGTCAAGACTGTAACCAGCACGTATCCGCAGGTCTGCTTTGTGAACATGGGCTTCCCCGACATCACCATGTCGATCTACCCCCGACCAACTCGTGACCTTGAATGGCACTTTGTGTCGGTGCAAGAATTGACTCAGCCTGCTACTTTGGCGACCGAGTTGCACTTCCCACCGGGTTACATGCGGGCGTTTACGTATAACCTGGCAATGGAGTTTGCACCTGAGTTTGGCGTAGAACCCAGCCCCCAGGTGTCGCGCATCTCCATGACCAGCAAGCGTAACCTGAAACGCATTAATAACCCTGACGATGTGATGTCGATGCCTTACGCTATTGTGGCGACTCGCCAGCGTTTCAACATCTACGCCGGTAACTATTAATGAAAACCCAGATTCTCGGTTCAGCGTATGTTGCTCGCAGCGTCAACGCTGCTGACAATCGCATGATCAATCTGTTCCCGGAACTGATCCCAGAAGGCGGTAAAGAGTCTGGATTCTTAAACCGCGCCCCTGGCCTCAATTTTTTGCAAACTGTCGGTCTTGGCCCAATCCGGGCTTTGTGGGCACACCAGACCAATGGCTCTGACTTTTACGTTGTCTCGGGCACTGAGTTCTTTAAACTGACAAGCCTGACAGGTACACCCGTTAAGCTGGGCAATGTGTCTGGCACTGGGCCTGTCTCGATTGCTGACAACGGCACACAGTTATTTATTGCCTGCAACGGTCCAAGTTACATCTACAACGAAGTCACCAACGTCTTTGCCCAGATTACAGACCCTGACTTCCCAGGCGCTGTAACAGTTGGTTATCTTGACGGGTACTTCGTATTCAACGAACCCAACAGCCAGCGCGTTTGGGTTACCAGCCTGCTTGATGGCCTATCAGTCGATCCTCTTGACTTTGCCAGTGCCGAAGGTTCACCTGACGGACTGGTGGCGCTGATAGTTGACCACCGCGAAGCCTGGCTGTTTGGTTCTGATTCCGTTGAGGTCTGGTATAACGCAGGCAATCCTGATTTTCCATTGGCGCGTATTCAAGGCGCTTTTAACGAAATTGGCTGTGTAGCTGCGTACTCGGTTGCCAAGCTCGACAATGGCCTGTTTTGGCTAGGCACAGACGCCCGTGGACAAGGTATCGTCTACCGGGCCAACGGATACACAGGCACTAGGGTTTCTACTCATGCTATCGAGTACGCTATCGCCCAGTATGGCAACATTTCTGACGCTTTGGCTTACACGTACCAGCAAGAAGGCCACTCGTTCTATGTGCTGATCTTCCCAACTGCCAATGCAACTTGGGTGTATGACGTATCCACACAAATGTGGCATGAGCGTGCCGGATTTGTGAATGGTGCGTTTACTCGCCATCGTTCTAATTGCCAGTGCAACTTTGAAGGCAACACTGTTGTCGGTGACTTTGAAAACGCTAACATTTACACGTTTGACCTAGACATCTATGCTGACAATAGCCAGCCTCAGAAATGGCTTCGGTCATGGCGTGCGTTGGCACCAGGTCAGAACAATTTAAAGCGCACTTCGCACCATAGTCTCCAGCTTGATGCTGAGACAGGTGTTGGTTTGGTTGTGGGCCAGGGTAGCCAGCCAGAAGCCATGCTACGCTGGTCGGACGATGGTGGTCACACTTGGAGCAACGAGCATTGGCAGCTTATGGGTGCCATTGGTCAGTACGGTTACCGCACCATCTGGCGGCGTCTGGGCATGACCCTCAAGCTGCGTGACCGGGTGTATGAGGTGTCTGGCACCGACCCCGTGAAGATTGCCATCATGGGTGCTGAACTTTACGTAACCCCGACAAACGCATGAGTGAACCAAACGTCATCCTCACGAATATCACGCCACCTCGGGTTCCTCTTACGGATTCCCGGACTGGCCTGATCTCGCGTGAATGGTACAGATTCTTCTTCAATCTGTTCCAGCTTACTGGCAGCGGTACTAACTATGCGTCATTGACCGACTTGCAGGTAGGGCCACCAGTTCAAGAGATTGACTTGACCATTGTTGACCCAGCCCCTGCTGGCTTTGCTGCTTATGCTGCCGGGTCTACTCAAGAATCGCAGATCGCTGAAATAGAAAAACAGCTACAAGGGTTGGCGTCTACCAACGATGTCAATGTCATGCAATCACAAGTGGCCGAGTTGCAAAAGCAGATCGAGGGTCTTCAAGTGACCCCGCCTCCGCGCCAATTTGCTGCATCTCGCTACGGCTCGTTCTACGACACCACGACTCAAACGGCCACCACGATCAACACGGCCAAGGCCATCACGTTCAACAACACCGACTTGAGCCGAGGTGTGTATCTTGGCACCCCAACATCAAGGGTGTACGTGGACAGCGAGGGCATCTACAACTTTGACACCTCATTCCAACTGGACAAAACTTCAGGCGGCTTGGCTGAGTTTTATTTCTGGTTCCGACTCAACGGCACAGACGTGCCAGACAGCGCCAGCCAGATCAGGATTCAAGGCAACAACGCTGAAATTTTCTCGTCGCTGAATTACTTTTTTGACCTCAAGGCCAACGACTATGTCGAGTTAATGTTCTCGGTCAACGCCCTCAGCGTCGAGATTACCGCCTTTCCTGCGGCTGCACCAGTGCCAGCCATCCCGTCCATAATTCTCACAGTCAACAACAACATCGGAGGTTTTCAATGACAGTCACAGTCAAAGTCCTGATCCCTGCAAAGATTGCAGAGGCCACCCAAGTCACCCAGTACACAGCTAATGGTGTCACTACGATCATTGACAAGTTCACTGCCACGAACTACAGCGCCAGTGCTGCCACTATCAGTGTCAACTTGGTCACAGTGTCCGGCTCGGCTGGGGATGCCAACTTGATCACCAAGACCAAGACGTTGCAGCCTACCGAGGTGTACACATTCCCCGAGCTAGTGGGCCAGGTATTGTCACCGGGTGCGTTTATATCTACACTAGCAGGTACTGCCACAGCAATCAACATTCGTGCATCAGGGCGCGAGGTTTCGTAATGATCAGTCATCATTTTGGTGCTGGTGTGTATGCAAAAGAAACACGCATTCCTGCGGGAAGCATTCTTGTACAACATAAACACAAGCATGATCACTTGTCTGTTTTGGCAAGTGGGTCAGTGGAATTGGTTGTCGACGGTGTTAAATCAGTTATTCATGCCCCTGCGTGTTTAACGATTGAGGCAAACAAGCATCATGGCGTAAAATCGCTAACAGATGTAGTGTGGTACTGTATTCACGCAACTGATTGCACAGATACTGACGAAATAGACGAAGTATTAATTGTGACCGGCAATGATGCCGAAATGCACACGCTGGCTGAAAGTTTAAAGGAGTAAGTTATGCCTTGGTCGTTTATTATCCCTGCTGCTGTTTCGTTGTTTGGTGCAAGCAAGCAAGCTAGTGCCGCCGAAAGTGCAGCCGGTACAACTGCTGCGGCTTCTGATCGTGCTGCTGAATTGCAGTACAGGATGTTTCAGCAACAGCAGGCGGCGCAGGAACCCTACCGTCAAGCAGGTGTCAATGCGTTGGGTAAACTTCAGACTGCTGCTGAATATACTCCGTTTGGTATGAGTCAATTTCAAGCTGATCCTGGTTACGCCTTTCGATTGGGTGAAGGTCAAAAAGCTCTTGAGCGAAGTGCTGCTGCCCGTGGCGGGTTGATCTCCGGTGGTGCGTTAAAAGCTGCCACTCGGTATGGTCAAGAAGCAGGTTCACAAGAATACACCAATGCGTTTAACCGCTATCAGACCGAGCGTACTGCGCGTTTACAACCATTGCAAAGTCTTGCTGGCGTAGGCCAAACTTCTGCAAATACACTTGGTCAAGCAGCAGGTCAATACGGTGCAAATGTGGGCAATCTGTACACTCAGCAGGGTGCAAACCAAGGTAATGCCTTGCTTGCAGGCGCACAGGCACGCACATCGGCGTATGGCGATATTGCCAAACTGTACGGTCAGACAAATCCGCAATTTGGTGGTATGTTTGGCGGTGGCGTCACACCATCAGGCGTTGCGGCAGGTGGTTCATTCCGTCCGTCTATGGGCTAATGACACCGAAACTTACATAGGACGTTAATCATGGCACTTAATTTCGGAATCCTTCAGCCGGTAAATGTCGGTGGTCAGTTTATGGCCGGGCGCCAGCAGGCCCAAGAACAAGTGCAGAAAAATGAACTCGCACAGCAGCAACTAGCAGCCAGTAAACAGCAAATGGCTGGTGCTGAATTGACACAGCGACACACACAAATGCAGATGGACCAACTGCAACGTGATCGTGACGCACTCACCAAAATGCAAGAACAGTTTGTTGCAAATGGTAAATCACCAGACCTTGAGTCAAATGCTGACGCAATGATTGCTTCCGGCATACAACATTATGTGGACCTTGGTTCAAAAATTAAGCAAAAGGTTCTTGAGCAAAAACAATTTGCCAACATCATGGGCGGCGGTGCCCCATCGGCTGCTCCAACTATTCGAACATCAGTCACACCTGGTGCAATGGGCAGCGGCACGTTTGATCCAAATGCTCCGGCACCTGTTGCGACCATGAATGCGTTGGCACCTGCTGCCGCCGCACCTGCCGCACCCGTGAATGCATTGGCACCAACTGCTGGTTTAGATCAAGGCGCTATCAATGAGATGCGCCGTAAGCGTGATCAATTATTGGCAATGGGTACAACGCAAAGTATTGCGGCAGCCGGTGCATTGGACAGAGATATCGCATTGGCGTCCAAAACATCTGATACACCAGAAATTGTTACGATGCGGGCACTGGGTTACCCACCCACGCAGGCTGGGTATCAGGCTTATCGTGATGCCCAACGACAAGAGCGAATGCTTACGCCGCTTGAGGAGGCTCAAAGAATACGGATTGCACAAGCCAGTCGTCCACCCGGTGCCGGTGTTGCAAAGGCACCCTCTGGCTATCGAGTTACCCCAACTGGGGAATTAGAACCGATACCTGGCGGCCCTGCCGCAAGCAAACCAATGACAGATTTGCAAAAACAAGCGTACAAAAAAGATTTTGCAAACGACACATCAAAAATTAAATCGGCAACTGATACCGCAAATGAACTGGAAAAGTTAACTGACGAGTTGGTTGGTAATCCGGTTAAGGGCGTTAAACCGCATCCGGGTTTAGGTGGCATTACGGGCTACACTGGTATGTTGCCCTCACTTCCAACAGGTGAGGCAGCCAAAGCAGAACAAAAGTTAGAAACGTTTAAGGGGAAAATCAAGGCACTTGGGCGCGCAATTGCATCGCAAGAAGGCAAACTTGGAAACATGGCAGTTCAAGAATGGCAAATGGTTTCAGACGCTGTTCAAGCAATTAAGCCAACTGCTGGAAATCTTGACGAACAGATGCGCGATGTTGTTCGCCAAGCACGTGTGCTTTCTAAGAACATGCAGGACAAGTTTGATCTTACATATGAGGAAACCCCATCTGTTGCTGGTAAACCTGCTGCTGCACCCGCTGCGACACCCGCAGCCGGTGGTAAACTGTCCCAAGCGGAACAAACCGAGTTAGACGCACTTCGCAAACGATTTGGGAAATAATTATGGACCCTCGTGAAGAACTGACGGCATTGCGCCGCATGGCTGAACTGGAGGCTAAGGCATCTGGGCAAGTTAGCAGCGGTGTACCTGTTGGTCGTCAAGGCGTCACTGGTATCCCAACTGAACCTGGTGCAAATCTGACACCTACTGCTGCACCTGAGCGTTCCATGTTTGAACGTGCGATGGGAAACATTGAAACGATCCCCGCAATGGTTGGTGGTGCTGTTGGTGGTGTGGTTGCCCCCATCGCCCAACTTGGTTATGAACTGACCCAGGGTCAAGCATTTACCCCACAAGGTAAAGCTGCTGCCGCCCAGTTTGGACAACGGGTACAGCAACAGTTCTATCAGCCCCGCACACCAGAAGCACAACGCAATGTGCAAGCTATTGGTGAGATGGTCCCGCCTTTTGCTGGACTTCGAATGGGTGGACCAACTGGAACTCTTGCACCAGCAGCCCGTGCTGTTGGTGATGTTGCTCGGGCAGAAGGTCAACTGGTAGGCGGTGCAGTTAACCAAGCACTTGCGGGTCGTGCTGCCCGGATTCAGGAAGCTCGTGCTACCGAAAGTTATGCAAACGCTCCCACAATCGACGCTGCACAGGCTGCTCAACGCCTCGGTGGTGCTGTACCGCCAGCCGTATCGAATCCCACAGTTAGCAATCTGATAAAGGGCAAATTTATTGGCCCTGAGATGCAAGAAGTATTTGCCAAAAAGAATGAGGTTGCTGTTACCGACAAGGTTCGCAAAGATTTAGGTTTGGCGCCTAGCGAACGATTGAATGCAAGCGCAATTGAAACAGCATTGGACAAACAAAGCGCACCATACGAGTCGGTTCGTAAGATATCCAGTTTGACCCCGGATGCTGACGTTGTTCAATCAATCGAATCGTTGCGTGGTCCGGCATTGATTGGTGGTGAAGCAAGTACTGCTGCTGTAAGCCGTCTAATTGACGATGCTGTGAGTAAGATTAACCAAGGCAGGTCTGGTGCTTTGGTTGTTGATGACATTCGGCAACTACGCAGAGAAGCGCAAAACGTTTACAAATCACGCGATAAGGGGAACAACCCCCCACCGTCAGACGTAGCTGCTGCTGACGCCCGTATGGGTATTGCAAATGCTCTTGAGGATTTGATTGATGCCAATGTTCGTGATCCCAAAATGATTGCTGAACTTCAGGCAGCGCGTACTAAGATGGCTCAAATTTATCAACACTCAAGAGCATTGGATTACGCTAAGGAAAAAGTTGACCCGCAAGCATATGTAAAAATGTTTGAGGAAAGCCAAGGCAAGATTACTGGTGTTGCATCAGATATCGCCAAAGCAGCGTCAATATTTCCAGAATATTTTACATTGACACCTGCCGAAGTAAAAGGTATGCCACGTTTGTCACGCGCTGGGATAGGTGCAGCCACTGGTGCTGCAATAGGCGCTCTCGGTGGACCTATTACAGCCACTGCTGGTTTAATTGCAGGCACAGCCGCTGGCAGTTTGGGTAGTGGTTTGGCCGCAAAACGAATGGCTACACCAGCATATCAGGCTGCCTACGCTATGCCCAAAGATTATCGGCCATCAGTTAACATGTTGCGCCCAGTAGAGCCAAATGTCGTGACCAATGGTCTGGTGCCCTACAACTACGCTCAGTCTGTCGTAATGCCTGGTGAACAACCAAACTTCATCTTTGGTCGCCCAGAAGCACAGGTTACAGCAGGTATGCCTCAAGGTGGTCCTGCTCAATTGGGTGCACCCAGCGGTGAAGCCACGATGGCTGCTATTGCTGCTGAACGTGCCCGTGCTGCTGCAATGTCGCGCACATTGGGTCAACAGACAGAACAACAGCAAGCGGCTCAAGCAGCAGCAGGCCGTCAGCCTACAGGTGCTGGCAGCATGTTGGAGTTCGATCCCATCACCGGCACTTACAAAGTTGGTGGTGCTGGTGTCAAAGGTGCTACACCTGAAATATTCCAAGCTGACACAGGCGCATCGCTTAAGTCGGCCACCGACAAAGTTGCTGCTGGAAAACTGTTTGATCTTGACGCTGCTGAGAAAGTGGCTTGGGAAAGGACCAAAGTTGATCTGGCAGCGGTAGACCCCGGTCTTACCAAATTGTCCGATAAGGCTGTTGCAGCAAAAGTGATGGACCGTCAATGGATCGCTGACACAATCCAGAAAGTCAAAGACAAAGCCATTGCAAATGAGGCCATTGCTGCCCGTGCCACTACAGAACGCGCCCGTCAAGTAGCATTAATGGAACGTGAAAAAGTGAACGGGCAACTTGCCGATCTGGAAGAACGGTTCAGCAAAGCCCGGCCAGTCCAAAAAGGTGGTCAGGGTCCAAAGACCCGCGCATTCCAACGTAACATGCTCACACCAGAGCAGGAAATTCAAAACGCATTAGCAGAACCAACCTACCGCGTCGAGATTCGCGGCACTAGCACAAGCGGGAAAAAGTAACATTATGGATTATCAGGTTCTCTTTAACGGCGCCGTTATGCTGGCGTCCTTCTTCGGCGGCTGGACACTCAACACGATTACCAAGTCTCTTGAGCGTCTTGACCAGGATGTTAGAAGTATGCCAGCCAGCTATGTGGCACGAATTGATTACCGGGAAGACATCCGTGACTTGAAAGAAATCATGAACAAGGTGTTTGACAAACTGGACGGGAAAGTAGACAAATAAACCCTTTGACCAACTGATAGAATGTTTGTCAAACAATAAATATCGCCGTTGGATTTTTATTAACACTAGCGGAAAGCATATTTGATCATGACACCTGAAGAAATGGAACAACTCGTTCTTGACATATCCTTCGCCATCAATAAATCAACAATCGCATTGTCTCAGGATGAGCAGCGGTGGGTGAAGATGGCAATCCAAAAGGAAGCTCAGAGTATTGAACTCCGCAAGGCAGTCATTGAAAAAACGCTTAGTGGATTAGCTTGGTCTGCTGTTGTTGGTTTCGGTTACGTAGTATTGAATTGGGCCACAACTCACGGTTACAAACCATGATTATTGAATCAATCATTGGCGCTCTGGTGCCTGTGGGTGTCGAGGGCATCAAGCAACTGATGACCAACTTCTTCGGTGGCGTCAAGGCCACCAGCATCGAAGACCAGATCAAGCTGGACACCAATGAGATTGAGAAGATCAAGGCACTGGCAGAACTCGACAAGCCCATAGGACAGCCCTCGCAGTGGGTTGTAGACCTCCGGGCTTCCGCTAGATACATCGGTGCTTTGGCGGTCATTACAGTGGGCATCAGCACCCTGTATGCTCCCGTCGATGTGCGTATCCAAGGTATCGCCCTAGAAGCGGCCAACATTGCTTTCGGTTTCTTGTTCGGTAGCCGCATCGTTGCCAGCTTCAAGAAATGAAATCCAACTTTGCCGAGGCACTGCAAACGGTATTGCGCGAGGAGGGTGGCTTTGTTGACCATCCGCTTGACCCAGGTGGCATGACCAACCTAGGCGTCACTAGGCGCGTCTGGGAAGAATGGACAGGGCATCCGGTCACCGTCCGTCAAATGACCGATCTAACCCCCGTTAAAGTGGCTCCAATGTACCGGCGTAAGTATTGGGACAAGATCAAAGGTGACGAGTTGCCAGCAGGTGTTGATCTCGTGGTGTTTGATGCTGCTGTAAACAGTGGCCCAGGTCGTGCGGCCAAGTGGCTCCAGGCTTGTGTTGGTGTAGATGTTGACGGCGACATTGGCCCAAAGACTCTTGCCGCCGTCAATACGTTTGACGCTACTCAGTTGATTAACGACTACGGGCGCCGTCGATTGTCGTTTCTACTTGACCTACCAACTTGGAAGACGTTTGGTAAAGGCTGGACGGCTCGGATTGCAGCAGTAAAGACTGAGGCACAGGCTTTCGTTTAGATTTCATGTTCCGCACTGAGCGTGGGATTACGATATCGTCTGAAATAGTTTCCCTCGACGTGAATTTCCAGTAGCACACCTGACACTGCTTTGTACGTACAGTCTCCTTGGGAGTCTTAAATGTCTCAGTGGTACGCATATTTTCAGCGTTGCAGTTGGGGCAGTTCATTCTGCTTTCCTCTTAGGTAATGGTGCCCAGTGACTCCAGAATGGGGCACCTTGGTAGTTACCGTATGCAGCCACGCCGCCATTTCCGAGTAGCTGTAGCTTCACGCCTCGTGGCGTGTTGGCGTCGATGGGTATCCAGTAGTAGTCGGTTGCCACCGCAGCGGTTCCTGTGCTGTTGATGGTGTGGTTCATTTGTGCCCCCATAGTGGTGGTGTGCAGGTATGAACCTGCGGTTGTCCAAGTACCCCTTGCAAACGCTTACCGCAGCGAGGGCAGAAATTGTGAGTCTCCTGCTCTGGCTGTGCTGCGGGTGGGGCTGATGCAAGCCCATCACGAACGGCGTACATTTTTCCATCCCTAACGCCTTCAAGGTACGCCTTCTTTTCGGCTGGTGTGCGCGGCATCAATTCATCGGACGCCATAAACTGCACAGGTGCTGGCTGTGCTGCGGGTGGGGCGGTGTAAAGTGGAATCCAGCCAGTCCACGGGTTGCCTGTGCAAGCCACTACAGTGCTGTGGTCACGAAATGCTGAGTCGTACCCTTCCTCGCTGGGACGCATCCACGCCACCGGCTCCTGCGCTGGTTGTGCCACCACATCGCAATATTCTTCAAGCGCACGGGCGTATGCAACGTGGCTGGTGTAGTCAGATTCGTTTGGTCGTTTCATAACAATGCATCCTCGTAATTTTCAGGGTTGAACTTCGGCACAGGGCCGTTGGCCGGGGCTACCGGCAGTTGGGTGGGGAAGGGCCAATTAGTATCCATTGTCATCCTTCATGATGTAGACCAAGATGCCGGCAACGATGACGATGACTACTACGACGGCCAGCAATGAGATGAGTAAGGTGGTCATGTCGAGTACCCCCGGCTTGGCAGCTTCATGGCATCCTCAGAGCCGGGGCGCATAGCCCCGCGAACTTCACCGTCACCCACTCGGTAAGTGTCACGGCTCCACAGGTCTAAAGTTGGCGGTGTTGCCTCGTTCCTTCGCTTGATGCGGGGTGTGTACCCCTCAGTGCCGTGTGTGCGCTTATTGGCTTTGTCGGACTGCACTGGCAAGGTGTGTGTCTCGGATTTGGCATTGATTCTCATGTCGCGCTCCGTTTGGCAATAGGTGCGGCCAGCAGCCACTTGTCGCCTAGGAAACGGATGGACCGTACCCAGGCACGTTGATTGTGCCGGTTAGTCTTGGCATCAGCACAATTGAAGTGCTGGCGTACTCTGGTTAACATATTTGTCTTCATTACAGTCCTTGGTTGGTTACGGTGTTGCACAGTGTATCACAGCTTTCTGGACTGTCTATATTCTTTTATTGCGTTTCTCAAACCAGCTTGCGTCTGGGCTTTGTCATCCAGGGCAATTGCTTGGGCTTGATCAAGTGTGTCCTGCATCATGATGCGGTGGCAGATGACTGGTGCGCCCTGTCCCTGCCTACGTACTCGCGCATTCATCTGGTCATAAAGATCAAGGCTCCAGTTGAGTCCGTACCACACAACGATGTGGCCGTTCCTCTGGAGTCCGTCAATGCCGTGGCCCATGCTGGCGGGGTGCCCAATCATCAGGTCACAGTCGCCAGTCTTCCAACGGTGCATGGCGTTTACCAGTGCCGACTCGGTCTTGCACTCGGTCAAATTGATAGGGCGCAGGTGCTTGAACTTCGTCATGATGCGTTCGGCGTCTGACCGATAAGCATACGAGCACAGGATGGGGCTACCGTTGGCTTCGTCAATAATGTCCTCAAGAGCCTCTAGCTTCAGGTCATGCACTGCTTCCCACAATGGCATCCCGGCCACCGGGTACATGGCACCATTGGAGAACTGGAGGCACTTGTTGGTCAGCGATGCCTGGTTAAACATCTCCACCTCGGCACCACTGTCGAGCATCAAGAAGAACTCCTTTTCCATCTTGTCGTAGCGAACCCGTAGTT